GTAAAGTAACTCTTAACAAACCCAGTAATAAAAGAAATTATTTTATCAAGCATTAGACATCTTCGATATCATCTTCACCATCGAGGCGGTCTATATAATTAGCTTTAACTTTTTCAACGAAGCCTGCGCCTAACTTATCTCTAAGTAATTTAGCGACCTGTTTACCTAAGTCATCGAACACATCTTCAGAGCCATCTTCTTTTTTGAATAGGTCATCCAACGCTTCGTTAAGTGCAGCTTCAGCCATTCCACCTAGTTGTTCTCGTAATCCCATTTTGTTCTCCTTTAGTTATTTGGTTATTAAAATTATTTAGCTTTCCATCCTACGACTGGAATATCTATGTGCATTTCGAAAATATCACCTGCTGCTAGTGCTAAAGGGAAAGCCTCATCAACATTTTGTAAGTTATGAGCATTACCTGATCCTGCAGGTACTGCTCCAAACATTGCAATACCCGTTGTTGATAAAAAGGCACTACCATTATCATTTCTGGATGTCACGTTATTATCCCAAGCTAGAAACTTACCAATGGATTGACCAGCCATACCTGTAGTGGAAGAGATCATTTTAGCTGTGTCAGCAACTATACCTGTAGGGAAGTTTAAGAGACAGTTTGTAGATGAGTTAGTCGCACCAGCTAAAGCTACTCTTGCAATAGCTTTAAACCTGTCACCCTCTCTCCACCAGATACCCGTCCAAGTAGCGTTAGTAACAAAGGTTCCTGTATTACTAGGTGTGAAAGCTTGAGGAGTTGAATCAATGTATCTGTCAAATATTAACCAATTAGCACCATCAGATATTAAAGTTAAACCTTCATGGAATGTATTGATAGTAGTCGTTAAGTCACCTGAAATAGTCTCGGAACCATCAGCGTCAATAGTGATTATTGTTAAGTCATTGGTAATCTTTTTAAACTTTATCTTCTGTCCAGTATTACCTACAGCCGTATAAAGAGTAACAGTATATATGCCACCGGATGAGTCTAATGTTATTGAGTCATCTGCAGTAGTGACTGTATACGTGGTTGTCTTAGCAGCCATCGCTTCTCCAGCATCTGCTGCTGCTAAAGCTGTCTCTCCACCTGCACTATCTAAAACATAAACTAAGTTATCAGCTTTAGGGTACACCTTTATAAAACCAGATGAAGGATTCGCAGGGGTCGTCTCATGCGATAAGATCATAGGGTTTGTAGCAGTAATACCTGCGAATGAAGGTACATCAGTAGTAGCTACAGCTTGGTCTTGTCCACCAAGGTATCCCCACTGAGTATTAGTTAATGTAACACTATCTACAGTAGCAAGTTGTCCAAGCTCAGTATCATTAACTGCACTTGATACGAGCTGCTTAGTAGCATCAAGATAAGGAACTGTGTTTGCAGTCCCTGATGTAACTATGACATCTCCTGTACCATTAGGTGTTAAGGTGATGTCACCATTGGTATCACTAGATGATATTGTGTTCCCATCAATTGTTATATTGTCTACGTTTATCTGATCCCAAAAGCCTTGTCCTACAGCTACTGAACCAATTAATAATACTGTTATCCAAATAAATAGTTTATACATTTACATCTCTCCTAGATAATTTAATCGTTCCGTTGCTTCCTGCATTTACTGCAGCTCTAAGTTGACCTATAGCTGACGCTTGACTTACTGAGAAAGTTACCCCATGTGCTTCAAGAGCTAAAGATGCCCCTGTAACTACACGCCATGTGCTATTAAAGTATTGCATTGCAATTGTTCCGTTAGCGAGAATTGTAGTCCCTCTAAGGATTTCATACTCAAACTGTGTAGACGTATAAAGAGCACCATCTGTAGTCTGAGCTGTCAGATCCGTAGCTGACTGTCCTGCAGTGATAGCGTGAGATACCCATAAAGAGTAAGCCGTTGCTGCTGCAATCTCTGCTGCTGCTTGAGCAGCCTGTGCTGCTGTTTCTGAAACTGCTGCTGCTGTCTGAGAAGCTAGAGATGCTACCGCGTATCCTTGAGCTGCTGATATCTCAGATGCAGTTGGTCCCATAATAAGCTTGGTTCCTGCTGCATTAGTGATCAACACTTTACTGACTGCCCCTGGCAAATCAATAGGGAGGTTAGGATCAAATGAAGAGAGTAAATTAAACTCATTAAGCTTTAAAGATCTCTGAGAATTAAAGGCTGCTCTCATCACAGAACCAACTACAAAGTCTAATGCTGCTTCAATTCTTTCTAGACTGAAGCTAAACTTACTTTTGAATTGGTAGTCCTGAGTTGGAGCGTCGTTAGCTAATACTAATTTAAGTATCCGTCCACTGACTAAGCTAGCTGCGAGTGTGACTGTGCCGCCACCATCAGTAGCATCGAAGACCACACCACTTAAATAAGTAACGTCTGTCCCTCTCACTCGTTGGTTCTCAACTCCTGCTGCAGTGTATTCGAGGATCAATAGTTGGCTAAGATTCTCAATCTTAAAAGAGAATGTATAAATAGCCAGTGATCCTGTGCCTGTATAGGTTTCTATGGGTGCGTATGTAGTCCTGCTCATAATTTAATCCTTCTAGTTACTGTTCAGTTTGTCAATGGCTTTTCTCTGAGCTTTAGCCCTTTGCTGGGCTTTCTTAAATAAATCAATATCTTCTGGTCTTACTGGTACGATATTATCTCTCTTCTCTAAACCCTTGTCTAACAGCCATCTAAGTTTCCGCTTCATATCACCAACTGTTTTGATTTCTCTTAGCCACTTATTAGCTCTAAGGGTATCATCGTTCATAGTTGTAGGAATGTTACTTCTTGATAGCTTATCGCTGTCTTCGCCTTTAAATACCTTCTTAGCGTCTTTGACACTACCCGTACCGAAATGATGTAAGTAATAAACAGATAGGTCTGTCACTGGTACTGCATTTATTTTAAGCTTACTTATGTTCTTCTCAGTAAATATCTTTATTCCAGCATGTTGCTGCCACTGCTGATCCTTACGATACAGACCATCTAATGTAAGACCTGCATCTTTCCCAGCAGGACTCTCTACAGTAGTTCTCCATGTATCAGGTAAGAACTGATAAAAACCAAAAGCCTGACTTAACACTTTACCTGTCTTACGATCTCTTGGTCTTGAGTTCCACTTACCTTCACCTTCTGTCCATTGTAAATTCTCAGTGTAGGTAGTCATAGGGAAGTCTTCAGGTCCTTTTAATATAACTAATGCATTTTTCACAGAATCAACTGCTTCTTTAACTGAAGGTACTTCTGCATATTTAACAATGAAGTCTTCTAGTTTAGCAATACCCTCTGCAAATACTTTAGGGTTAGGTATGAAGTCAGTGAGATCTCTTCCACCTTCTTCATCTAACCCAAGTATCTTTCTAAACTTGAACCACGCGTTTACAGGCATGCCACCTACCGCGACTCCTATTCCGTTAGATAACTTCTTCATATCAGATTCTTTCATGTCGAAGAAAGCGTCTATCATGTTGGTTCCTTGTATGACTTGATCTAAGTAGTCATAAGCAACTACACCACCTTGACCTATTGAAAACGGTGCAGTTAGCACTGGAGCCCCTACTGTTAACGCTTCCGTTTCTAAAGCGAAAGCTACAGATCCTAATATTGGTCCTTGTGCGAAAGTGTTACCTGTAACCTTAGCAACTAGTCTGCCAGCACCCATCACTCCATTCTCTGTAGCTCTACCTATAATATTGCCAGGAAGGTCTAACACTATTTGCTCAAACAACTTACCCATCTCTAAAGATTCTTTCTTACCTGCTCTGTCTTCTTCACCGAACGGTACGTTACCTAGAGTTACATCTTTTAAAGCGTAGAACATTACTGCTAACACTGCCATCATTGCCATTTGACCATTACTGTCTACAAGCGCAGCATTTGCTTTTACGAAGTCTCCTTCTTTCATAGCCTCTTTAAGTTCATCTTTATTAACACCAATTCTTCTGAAGCTTGATCCTCTACTATTAAGAACTTGTCTTACTTCCGTAAACAGTCTTGTGAAGAATATAAGGGACTTGTTAGTCTGTATTGCAGATTTGTCTGACTCTTTAGCTCTCAGTGTAGTAGAAGCTGCCAGACTTGCCGCGTATGAGTTAGCCCTAGCTTGACGTTCTTCTTGTGACATTTTACTTATCACTTCTGATGGGAATCCATCTACTTCCCCTGCCATGAAAGCGTCCTGTCCTCCGACGACTGCTATTATCTTATTTATCATATCCTGCTTAGCTAGTATCTGCTCAAATGCTATAGATACGGTAGCTTCTCTAACTTCCATAAATGTTCTAACAGGTAAAGATCTTGTGAACCCATTGGTTCTTATCTTTGGTAACACCTTATCTAGACCTGGAGCTGAGAAATCACTTAGACCTTCTAGTGTTGCTCCTAAACTTGGATCAATATTACCAGCAGCTTCTATGATTGCGCCTAGTCTGCCAGATAAAAAGAGAGCTGCTAATTTAGTGCTAACTATACTCATGCGTTTAGGACCAAGCTTGCCAGTCAATTCTATGATCGTGTTAAAGTTAAGTATGAATGTTCCAGGGTTAGCTGCAAGCCAATTCACAATCTGAGCCATCTCTAATTTTCTTGCAAGCCTTACAAACCCATTGTCTACAGCAATATCCATTGATGTCTTATCTGCTGATAAGTTCTTACTCAACCTGCTCACTGCATCAGTCAACACATCATAGACTGGTTTTCCACCAATAGCTTGGATATCGAAAGCTACTCTTTTGTCATTGAGCACTTTAGCTAAGTCTTTCAAAGTGAGACGCATGTTAATGTCATATATCTCAGGGTCAAATATAGAACTCAGATACTTACCTTGAATATTTAAAGTCCTGCCTGTACCTATACGCTCGTTAGTGTGGGGAGAGTAAACAGTACCTGCATAGTCATCACCCTTTTGTGAGTTCTTAGTGTTAGTTTTATATTCGTTTTCTACTATATCACCTAACTCATTCTCAAATTTAGATGGGTTTAGCTTCAGAGGAAAGAAACCACCTCTATAAGTTTTACCATGCATCTCGAACTCATTCTTAGCAATCATCTCTAGGTCAATACCTTTATCTTTTTTGTATACCTCTTTTAAGTGAGGATTAAGTCTATCAAATATATCCCATACAGTTTCTTGAATGAAATCCATTTCACTCTCTGAGACATACTTCTCTATGATCTCTAAGAAAGTCTCTCTGTCCATACCGTAATTGTCTATAACCTTGAGGTTAGACTCGTTACCAATATTCATTGCTAGCTGAAGAAGATCTATCCTTGCTAGCTTACCGTTATTTAAAGCGTCAATGCCTATAAACTCAGGTATGTTGACAGTAGTGAATGCAAGTTTCTTAAACTCTTTCTTACCTATGTGCTTATTAATACCTTCTTGAAATAAGTCCTGCATCTCTTTGGTCATCTTAGCTACTGCAAGGTTAGCTTGATCCAAAGGAGCTTGTAAAAGTCTAAACCAAAAGCCTCCTTCTTTCTCATTATCTAGTAACAATGTAGCTGCTTTTGTATTTTGTATTGATGCAAGTGGGTTAGATAAGAAGTCATTAAAAGCCTTATTCGTATCAGAAGTACCTACTTCATCCTTTACTCTACTAGGGTCATACTTAGGACTCTTGAGTGCTTCGTTATGTACACCATCAGCTATTGTGTCACTTGCAAATTCTTCCATGCTATTTATATATTCATTATCAATTGCAATAGCGGTCTTAGCTTTATGATATATAGTCTCAAGCGTATCAACAATAAAAAGGAACTGATCTACAGTTAGTTCATTATAGTTAGTGGTAGGTTTTAACCACTCTAGAGTTGGCTCTGGAATACTTTCATCTCCCTGACCTTTTCTAACTTGCTCTGCATTCCATTTGTTATATCTGTCAATCTTCTCTCTTTGATCAGGGTCAGTAGTGAAATCAAAGAGAGATATAATATCATTCCCTGCTTGAACAAAACTAGGTCCAGCTTGTGCTAACATATTCTGTATTTTCTTCATCTTAAACTTGGCAATGAACTTGAGACCTTTGTTTACTTTACCTATAGCTACTCTACTTTGACCTGACATCTGTGTGGAAAAAGCTTCGTTCTCTTTCTCTCTAAGTAACCTTTCAAAGTCACCATCAAGTAACGCTCCTACTGCAATACGTTCAGACTTTCTTTGAGCTACTTCCCATACGTTAGGGTTTAGGTTAGCAACCAATGTTCTACCGATCTTGTCTCTAGCTTTAGCTTTTAACCCAGCAAGAGTTGGTAATTTGAAAGCTGCTCTTTTAACTAGTCTCTTGAAAGCAGGGAATGATTTATTAACTATACTCTTCAGACTCTTAAGTCGGATCTTAGTAAGATCATCGTAAGCATTCTTAGTGCCACTCTCTTCAAAAGTAGCATTAGTTACAGCCTCTTCTCTAATCTCTGCTTCTGTAACTTCTCTATTTAGCGCAGCAGCTTCATCAAATGTTAAAGTGTTTGCCAACATGTGCATAAACTTAGTGGCATTATCAAAACCAAACATGTCCATTACAGCAGTGATGTTTGATCCTTTTTGATTGAGCACTCCTCTGCTTTTTAATACTGCATCATTTTTATATTTTCTCTGAAGATCTTCAGGTAATGTTCGAGGATCTATATCAAATATAGGTAGTCCCTTTGCTTTTCTTTTCTGCTGTCTTTCTGTCAACTCAACATCTTCACTAATAAGGATGTTGCTAAGATACTTCTCAAGGTTAACTATATTGTCATCGTCTTGGATCTCTTCTCGATATGCTGCTTCTTCGAGTAAGTTATTCTTCTCCGTTTCAAAATCAATAACTTTCTCCATAGCTTTGCCTCTGTCGGCCCTGATCTTTTGAACTACTTTTTGTTTAGCTTTATCTAAAGCGGCTCTTACTATGCGAACTTCAGCTTCAGGTAATACTTTAATCATACCTTCTGTGAAGTCTTGTTGATCTAAGTAACTAGCTTCATCATAAATGTCTTCGTCAATGATACGTCTGTTGCCAGCTTCTATAAGAGAGTCTAGAGTCTTGTTAAGTTTCTTTTGTTTATCAGCCTCATCATTAGCTAATTGTTCAAGTTGTTTTATATTTGTAGGGTTACTCTTGGTCCTTTTCATTGAATCAATATTCTTACTAGCATTTTCAGATATTACTTCAGACTCATTGATCAGCTTGACTGTCTTTTGTATGTCATTGCGTATTGCTTCTATGGTGTCTGGTTCAGGAGAAGTCTTAGGCTCTATAGGGTCTGGTCCAGAGTCCTTTTTTAAAGCTTCAACTTTACGTTTGTTCTCTTCCACTCTACCAGCATATTGGTTAGCAGTTGGTGACTCTGGTTCAACCATGACCATGCCTGATAACTCAGGGTATGCCGTAGCCATTGATACCAAGTCACCTGCTCTGACTACTATAGGAGCGTTAGCCTCAGTAGTCTCAACTCCTGCACCTAACATCTGTTTAAAGTCATTTGACTTCTGCTCGTCGTCACCAATCCAATCATTGATCGACTGTCTGTCCATGTATAAAAAGGTTATTCCTTTACTGTCCCATGCTTGTTGTATTAAGTCTTTTATAACTTTAGGGCTCTTCTTTAAGCTTTTAGACTCACTTATAAATTGTACTGCATTGTCTACCATAGCCTTTAAGTGATGCGCTCTCAGTCCTGTAATCACAGGGTCTCTATTAGGACTTTCACTGAATATAACCCCAGGCTCATTGATCCTAGTCTCTACTGATATCTTCGTGTTCTCTACAGGATCTATGCCTCTAGGGAGATCTTCTCCGAATCTAGTAGTGACATCTGGTGCGCCCTTCTGCTCTTTAACTGTCGGATTGTCTGCACTCAATCCTTTATTACCAAGTGCTTTTCTAATAAGAGGATCAGCAGCCATAGCTGCTGATCCAAACGTTCCACCCAAAGCAGCACCTAATACTAATGACTTTCCTATTCGTTCACCAGCTTGACCTACAGCTTCCGCTTTAGTTAAACCGTCATTCACACTGTTAAAGAATGTCTCTTCAGTACCGTCCCATGTTTGAGCAACTGACTCTGCCATTATTTGTAGAAGTTCCTGTGCTGACTCTTCTAATCCTTCTGCTCTTGCTATATTAAATATACGTCTAGATGTACTAAGTAACTGTGGAGATGCCCCAGCAGCGAGAGATTTAGCTACCGCTTTAGGGTTTACGAAATTCTTAACCCAAGGTACATTTTTAGCCACTGCTTTTATTGGTCCAAAAGCAGTTAGTAATGTCATAAGTGAACCAGTACCAAAAGCTATTGCTCGCATTGTATCTTTAGGGATAGGCTTGCCACCTTGCTCTTTTCTTAGTCTTTCAGATATGGTACTGAGTTCATTGTATACACCACCTACAGACAACTCATAGGTGTCTACAACTGTAGCTACCCCAAAGCCAAACACTGAGCCTGTAAGACTTCCTACTACACCACCAGCAACTCCACCACCCAAGAGTCCTGCAGTCCCGCCAGCAGCCGCAGCACTACCTATTATTCCTTTTTGTCTTTCTACTGACTTGAATATGTCAACAACACCTACACCAAATTCAAGTACCAAAGATTCACTTGTTGAGAATCCTCTTTGTTCAGGTCCTACCATTGATGCTGATTTGTTATTAAGTTCTCTAAGTCTCATTAGGTCTTTATCAGATAGAGTACCACCATGTACGATGCCTAATGAGATATTAGCGGCCTCTACGTTTCGTGAACTATTGTTAAGCATGTCGCCAAGTGTGTCGAACGAGTCTTTGAAATCAAATATTAAATCTTTATCTTCGTCTACTGCAACTTTATGCTCGGTAGACTTATTACTTATGTTATCAACTACAGGATCAGTTCTTCTATTTTTATCTCTATCATTCTGTGCAACTACAAAGGTCTCTTTACCTTGCTTAAACATCTCAGGACTTGTGTTAAACTCTTCAGCTCCGTTGATATTATCAGCAGCTTCTTGAGGAGTTGACTCTTTGATATCAGCACCAAAATTAGATGCTAACTCTGGGCCTTCCTCTTCTCTCTGTATGTCTTCTTCAGTTTCTATAAATGCCATTATTCACTACTCTCTTCTAGTCTATTTTTCTCTCTCTTGTTGTACCATATTATTACACTCTGGATGTCTTCTAGTTCACCTTCTGCTGCAGCATAATCATCGAAGACTTGGTTCTTCTGGTCAGTACTTAAAGAGTTAAAGTTAGGAGCTACAGGTCCGTCTATCTTATCTCTAAGTGGTATTCTACGTTCTTCAAATTTAGGTATTTCATCAGTTGGTCTCTCTTGACGGTTAAGTAACTTGTTGCCGACTGAACGTCCTTCTCTAGCTATAATCTCTCTAGATATAAATTGAACTACGAACTTTTGCTTCTCTGCAACTGTTGCATTTTTAGGAATGTCTGGGGCATTGTCGTATACTTCACCAGACATCTTAGCAAAGGTAAGTGCTTCTCTACGATTAAGTGTACCTGCCTTAAACAGCCCTTGCCGTATAGACTCTTTCCTAAGCATACTCATAATGTCATTTAACTTACGTTTCTCACCTGATGTGGTCTCTCTATTTGCAACCAAGTGTGCTCGCACTAGTGCATTGAATCTAGGCTTACTTAATTTAGATTGAAATTCTTGTATGTCTTTTCCACTCATCGCCCGTAGCGTACTGCTATCAGCCATCAAATCAATTACTTCAATTAGTGCAGGGGTCTCAGATCTCTTAGAAGAACCAACACCTTCTATCTGTGCTTTGTATGCTTTTTTCTTAGCAGGGTCAGTAATCCTGTCATACACTTGTTGGTTTGAACTTTTACTAAGAGCCTCTTTCACTGTGCTATAGTTATTAGCTTCAGCATCATCAAAGAGTACATTATGATTCTGATTATTCATTCTTGCTTCTTCTGCAGAGATACCTCTTTCAATAGAACCAAGGAGTTCAAGTGCAGCTTTTAATCCTTCTGGGTTATTCTTATTAAGACTTTTAATCTTATCTAACCTACTATTTCTTACTTCTGATTTAATCTGAGACTCACTTAAAGGATTAGCTTTAGTTGATACTGGTCTCTTAATATTACCTGATGCAATAATGTCTTGAACTGCCTTCTGGTCAATTCGTACTTGCTTAAATCTAGTATCTATTTTACTTCTTTTTAGAGGATCTAAGTTGTCTCCGAACTCATCCATTACCATTTGAGCAGAGCCGACCTGCTTGCTTGCCAGTAGGTTCATAATAGTAGCAGAGGTTGCTGCGCTAAGATCTTTAGCTATTTTCAACTGAGTATCAGGTCCAAGTTTATACTCACGTACAAGCTTATCATCCCCCGTTATAAAAGTACCGCCACCTTCTGTTTCTGATGAAGAGTTATCACCTACAGCAGTGGTTACTCGGTCATTTTTAATATTATTTAATTCAAGTCTAAATCCATCAAGTGTTGTATTGTCACTTGGGTTAACCAACATACCTGCTTCTGCAGCATTCTTTATATTCATAGCAGCATTAGACTCGTCTAATCTAGCACTGTAAGCTTTAGTTTGCTGACCAGCTAAAGCTAGACGTTTACCATAAGATGAATTGTAAGAAGAAGTAACTGCTGCATTAACTGCTCTTTTACTTCTTGGAGATAACTTGTCAGACTCTGCGAACAGTTCATGTACAAACTTGGTATTGTCACTGTCAAATTTGTTATATAAGTCAGTAGGATCACTTTGATCACTAAGGATACCTCTTGTTTTTGTCTGAGTGTTCCCATGTACTTGTTCACTCCACCATTTATCATAACGGCCCTTGAACTCTTTGGCCTTAATATTAGCAGCGTCTTGTTCAGTCTTATCAACGAAGCTGATACCTTCTTTTAATAAATTAGTAGTAGCATTAGCTACCTTATTGATCGCACCTTCACTACTAGGAATCTTAGCTTCTATACGTCCAGTCGGAGCTTGCCCTACTGCCGATGTTCTTTTTAATTGTGGTATTTGTATTGCCATAATTATCTAGTCCTATTGAAACCACTGAGGCCAGTGGCGGCTGCATTTAGTATCCCAGCTTGTTTAGTAGCAGCAGCATTCCCTGCGCCCTGACTATCATTGACAGATCCTTGCAGTCTAATGTTTCCAGCTTCATTGTTTAATCCGTAGGCTTTGTTTCTAGCCTGTGTTTGTATATCTAATGTGTTTAAGTATCCTACAACTCCTGTGTCCTTTTGGATCTCTTTTGCAGAACCAAAGTTAACATCTATATTCTGACTTGCAAAAGCTACTTGTTGAGAGCTGATGGTTTTATCTATTACTGTTTGGTATCTAGCAGCTTCAGTGTAACCCTGAGCAATAGCATCAAATGCTTCAAGCTCTGCAAACTCAGCATTCATTTCATTAATTTGATTATTGAGTCGAGCATTCCCCATAATTGCATCAGCCTGTGACTGACTTGATAATAGTTGAAAAGCTGATAGCCCTAGTGCGGCTAATGTTACTGGGTCCATCTATCTCTCCCCTTCTTTCCTATTTGATCTTCTTAAAACTTCTAAGTCAGGCGTAATAGATAATATTTCAAAATGCACAGGATCTACATTTCTAATACATATTTTTCCTTGACTTTTCCAGTCTCCTGGCAACGTAATTTCATGTCTCTTACTTGTAGGAGCTTGGTATCTATTCGCAGTTATTGGTTCCGCTTGGAGATAGTTTACATCAATCTCAGTTACATCAATCATCTCAGTTGTGTCTAAGAATGTAAGTGTATCGTTGAGAGGGAACTTATTACCGACGAAGAACCCTCTGCTCTTATGTGTTTTTATATAAGCTTTGTTAGCTAGTATAGACTCAATCAATACGGGAGATTGATCAACGGTATCAACATCTAATGTCTCAATGTCCATTACATACGGTCGTCCTATGCTAACATAGGCACCCTTCTGACTCTGTGGCAGTGTAAGAGATCCGCTTGAAGGTGACACATTAGTGTAACCATCTATAGTATTATTTGGTGATGCGAGTACGTAACCGTCTGACACTATGGACACGTTCTCTCCGTCCATGTGATCAAGTCCAGTAAACACAGCTTTAGCTTCGTATAGTCTTGGGTCAACGGCATCTGCTGAAGGGAACTCAATGTTACTCTCAACTGTCACTACCAAGTCACTAGCGCGAGCTAAGACTGTTAAATCGTATGCACTTCCAACTGAGTCAAAGTATCTAAAGACTGTTCCAACAACACCCATCCCTGCAATTAAGAATATGTTATCTATTGAAGAGGTAAGATGGAATGGACCATTACCTGCCCAAGTAGTTGCTACTGTATGAGTACCACCACCTGCTGCAGCAGTTATATCTACGGCTACTTTAGCGATGGCATTAAGTCTACTAGATGCAACTTTAAAGTTGTCACCATCGACTAGGATTACAAAGTAGTTGGTATTGACAACAAGCCCAGTAGGTAACACCCCATCAGTAGTGAACTGCACAATGCCTAAATCTAATAGCTCATGTGTTGAGATATTAATGTTCTCTGTAGCTATTGTCACATCTCCATCTGCAAATGTAGGAGCTATAGGTGACAATGTTAGTAAATTTGCTTCTGTAGTTTTGTCATCATTTACCAAGTGAGACCATGAGACCATAGAGTCCATAGCGGCAATTGATTCATTCATGTGAGCTTCTGGATTAGTGACTAACAATGAGTCAGCTACATATCGTGGTACAAAGACTTCCATGTGTCTCTTAGTTCCACTCTTGACTACCATTACAACACTCGACGCTACAATATCTCCTGTCGTAGAATTAACAGACTGTGGGTTAGATATAACGTACTCCGCACCTTTACCTGAACTATGACGAGTCCATGCTTTCATCTCATGCCCACGTTCGTATGTGAAACTCGCATAAGTTTCATCAGAGAAGACAACCCATAATAGCGGGAAGTCACCTTCTTGAAACGCCCAAGAGACAACTGTCTTACCTTGGAACAGATGGTCACTAAAGATGCTTACTTCTTCTGCTGTTACTTTATCGTTACCGTTAGCGTCCCACCCCAATAACCTAACTGTGTTAGTAGAGTGCTCAACGAACAGGACTCCTCCTGGCACATTAATAGGTGCTACTTTAGGACTTGCCACCCAGCTACCACGTTTAACTGGAGATAGGTTATTCAAAGCTAATGCACCTTCGTGTTGGAAGACACCTCTAGAAGTGAAAAGCATTAAGCCATCATTTTCAATCATGTGTAATAAAGTATTGTATCCTTCTGAGCCCATTTTAATAGTTTGTCCTGAAGCATCGTTTAACGGATAGTCTCTGAAGAAATTAAAAAGATAACCTGTGCGACTCATTGATACTTTGTCTTCATGTCCTACTAAGAGTCTTTGCTGATAAAGTGATCCTACGGCAGGAGTTAAATATTGAAGATCAGTTTCACCTTCGTCTAATAATGTACTAACAGCAGCAGGTGGTGCATGACTGTAATCAGCAGCATCTCCTACGTCATCAAATGTAGCTTCATGGTCCCAAGCTTGTGTAGTTGTAGCGGTATGAGTGCCACCACTTGCCGCAGCAGTTATGTCTACGGCTGTACCTGCCAACGCTAATGCGTAACTAGATGCTAGTTTATAATTGTCAGCATCTACAAATATTACCCAATAATCAGTAAGTAAAGCTAGTCCGACTGGTAGTGTTGTAGTGGTAGTGAGCTGAACTGTTGTTAGATTCCCTAACGAATGTCCTGCATCGTTGATGTTCTCAGTACCTAATGTAATATCAGAATCTATAAAATTACTAACAGTTGCACCACTGCTTGGTGTAAATGCAGAACTACTACCTACATAACCATAAGCTCCCGCTAGTCTTGGTCTTCGATAGACTCTTATCTCACTTACTCTACTAGCGAAGGATGCATTCTCTACAGCTACTATAATCTTATTTTCTTGTCCTGCACTGATAGGTAACTTGCCTGTCAAAGTCTCATATACTACCGACTCTTCTCCGTTGACTACTCTAGTGATAAGGTAGTCAACATCATAACCTGTACCTGCTACTGTGTTACTTATGAGTATAGGAGCGATAGGTAGCGAGAAGTCAGCAGTGCTAATGATTGGATACCCATCACCTAAATCTTGTGCCGATAATATGGGTAATCCATCTCTAAATATCAGCACTCTACCGTTTTCTTGTAATACGAATTTAATAAAAGGAAGGTCAGCTTCTGTCATAGTGTGTACAGTTACTGTTCCACCACCGTTAGCTACACTTACATATCTAGCATACAGATGGCCCCACTCTAACCAAGTAGTTCCACTCAATGGGAATAAGACAACCTTACGATTATCTACATAACACTCAGCAACTTGCTTGCGACCAGCTCGGCTTAACACTCTTCCTGATTTACCAATAATAACATTGTTAGCGGTAGCCAAAGCTGCGCTATGTTTATCAAGAGTAGTTCGATCATGGAGAGCTGGGTCTAGCTCGCCCGTCGTGAAGTTAGGTTGAAACTTTAGTGACATTATTCTAGCCTCGCTTCAACGAACTCCGAGTTAACAGAGTCATCATCAAAATTGAAGTTCTCTCTCTTATCGCGCTCTTGGGCCTCAGACTTCGTTATAATGTACTTTGCGTTTATCTCTTCTCTTAGGACCCTTGATCCTCTCCCAACGATTAGGGGAGATGCTAGGATCGCTAAGCGGTATGCCACCATAAGACCCATAGAAGAACTCAAAGAGTTCAAAGGTATATCTGAAGGAACATACTCACCAATAGCACTGATCTCGTTTGTGAAGATAACCTTCACTCCACCCTTAACCAATATTCTAAGTTTGATACGAGTAGTTTTATTATCCATGAGAGATGTTGATTTTATACGTCTAAGGAATAAGCAATTTAAAGGATATTTGTATGAGTAAGACCAATCATCAGTTGGGTCTGCTTCGATGAGTTCCAATGCTGTATCGCTAACAGTTGAGCCTAAGTCGGCATCAGACAGCGCATCTTCAAAAGCTGCATTGTAATAAGTATTCAATACTTTTACTTCATTAGATTTGTCAGTAGTTGGATCTATTGTGGTTCTCTGCAGAAGCAATGCTCCTAGAGACAAATTGTATATATCTGCTTTAGTGTAACTCAATTGTTCCCGCCTTCGCTAAGCGGGTTCTAGTTACCCGCTGCTTTTACTTTTTTCATCCATTTACCGAGTTGCTTCTCGGATGCTATGAAGAACTCGTCACCTTCAACTTTACGTCTGCCACCAAAGAACCCTGGTCTAAGTGCTCGAACCTTAATCCCTTGGGATGTAGGCACGGGTACAGGTACTTCTGGAACATCTGGAAGATCAACCTTTGGTGGGTTCATCTTATCTACTTCTTTCTCAGCTACTCCGTCTGGAAGAGCTGAGTTAGATTTATCTACGTTAGGTTTTGGCATGTCTCTGTTCCTGTTATTAAAAGGATTCATTTTATACTTCCGCGTTTACAACTTTAGGAAATGATTTGTACATGTGTACTTCGTCTTGAGGGACAAGGTATACATCTGCTGTTAAAGTTTCAGTTCCACCAGAAATAGTATTTCTAAAACCGAGGTGTAAACGAGTCATAGTTCCTTGTGGAATTGGAATCTCATGTACACTACCAACAGTCAATGCTGCTGCTAGAACGGTAATAGAACCTAACACTTCGATGTTAGTAGTCAACGCTGTAACGTCAGCTTGAACTGCTGCAAGTACGTGAGTTGAACCCGCACCCGCTGCTACAGTTGGGATGACGATAATCGAATATCTGCGTCCGATACTAATATCTTGTGCAGCACTTTGTTTTTGGTATGAATTAGTGCTAACTGCAGTGGCTGTCCACGCTTGTGCATCACTAAGTTGGTTCTCTTTATCAAATCTCATATTCGTCTCCCGAAGTAAATTTTAAGTAAACTGAAGACAGTTTCCTGTCTCCCACTCGCTTTTAGATTAAGTAGTTATCTGAGCTTCAGAGTTCAATAAAGCGTCTGATCGTCTAACTGGCATTCCTAAGAACATTAATACTTTCTTGCCTTGGTAGTTATCGTAAGTCAAACCAGCTCCAGCTCCAATTTTAGTTAAAGACTGTTTATGTAAAGCTGCTTCGATAGTACGGTTAACATACCAAACACCTTGTCCATTTTCAGGACTGTGGATTTTGTAGAAAGCACTAATCATAAGATCAATAAGGTCTGCTGCTGCAACACCAGAAATCAAAGCTGGATAATCAATGTTCGCGATACGAGAAGCTTGACGGTAATCTTTTACAACTAAACCGTGGTCAATCTCGAACTGCTCTTCATATCCGTAGAAGCTACCAGCATCGCCAGCAGAATCTAGTGCTTGAATTTGAACTTCAACATTACCTTTAGAACGATCAGTTCTTTTAAGACCTGATTGAGTTCCCTTTGGATAAATACCAAAGATAGAACGTTCGCCCCAGAAAGCTAAAAGGATTGAAGTGTTATCTGAACCAGTACCACCAGCATCAATAATCTGCTTAGAAGTCTCTTCAGTAGTAGCAAGAGTCGAATAAACATCGAAGAATCCTGCTGACTTCAAAGGATCAGTTAATGGTGATCCATATATAGTTAAACTTGCATGTTCAATTGCATGGGCTTGTAAGTGACCCATTGCTTGGTTCCAACGATTGTATCCGATTCGATCCATTCCACCACGTTTTGCAACGGCTGCATCAATTTGAGATTTACTCTCGAAATGAGCTGCTGTGAATGATCTTTCTTCAACAGTTGATTTACTTGCTGGAATAGCTTGGTTGGCCTTACGGTAGTAAACCGCAGGTAACGCTGAACGTATGTCTTCTTTATGTATAGTGCCTTCATTCATCTCCATGTAGGGGATGTCGTTAAGCATAGGATTCTCTTCAACAAGAACCTCAGCCACTTTACCGATTTGTTTATTTTTGCTTTTCGCAACGTCTGCTAGTGTTACAAGTTTAGTACCGAGTGCGGCCATGTGATTCTCCCATTAAGAATTATAGAAAGCTAAAGGATCATCTTCTTTAGCCTTATCTTCATTTGACTTTCCAGGAGGGTCACCTTGTTCCAACTGTTTAGTTGAATATAGATGAGCTGCCATCTTAGACAAATCCTTCATAACATAAGGAGGCAGCATTCCACCACCTTCTGTCAACTTCTTTTTTAAGCCGGGCAAGAACTCATCCACGACTCTTTCAGCTTGTTTTATGTTATATCCAAAATTCTCACCACCAAAATCAGGGTCATCTTTCAACTCATTATGCCAAGCTAATTTCTGTGCTTTCTCACTACGTTCGATCTCAGCGTCCTGATTAACCAATGATGCTTTCTGGTTCTTTATCTCTTCTGCACGTTGATCGGAGAGTGCTTGAGCTACTTCTTTTGTAACGCCATGCTTCTTAACAAAGTCTTTTATTTCACTAATATCTTCAGCTTCTAGACCTTCGACGGTGAACTCTATTTCTTTAGCATCATCTTTTGATTTATCTTTAGATTCAATTTCAGGTTCTTTTTCTTTTGGAGCTTCGGGTGCTTTGTCAGCGTCGTATCCTGTGGCGGGCTCTTTAATTTCTTCTTCTTTGGGCTTATCTTTGTCGTCGTATCCTGTAGCTGACTTTCCTTCTGGTTCTTTAACTTCTTCTTTTCCCTCTCCCTCTGGTTTTGGAATCTCGTACCCATTGTCGTCGAGTCCACTCCCTTCTTGTTCAACTTTCTCTTTGTTCTCTGGTGTTTCCGGTCCACTGCCACCCTCTATCTCTCCAGCCTTATTCATTTTGCGATTCTGTATAAAGTATAGCATGTCTCTCCTTCTCGTTCTTAGTAATTAATTTACTAGTTACCTCTACATCTGCTTCTGCTAAAAGACGAAACACAGCGTTCCCCGCCCGTAGAAATCCTAACTTATCCATCAACAATTCACCAGTCAAGCCCATCTCTGGTAATTCATTAACACCTAAATGTTTCAGTAAGTATTTAAAAGCTCGCTTACCTGATTGAGTAGCGAGTACCGCACGAAGATCGAGCAACATGTCTCTGTGCTCGATCCGTTCTTTGATTTCTTCTAAAGACAAATTGTCTTCTTGTGATTCCATATTAGTTAACGTCAGTAATAATTCCGTTAGTAGAGATGACCGCCCATAGATTGGCAGCAACTGCTTCTAAAACAAAACCTGCACCAACATCAGTACATCTCAAAGCATCACCAGCAGCCGGAGCTAAAACAGTAGCTGTGTTTGTTCCAGTGATTGAGCCTGTAATACCAATCACATCTGTGCCATCAGCAGGGTTAACATCGAAATCATCAGCCGTTCCACATACAAATGTGTATCTGCAACCAAGAGCCGTTGAAGCCTCTGGTAACACAATCACATCAGCACTGTCACTGACGATAGTTGATCCACACTGAGCAATTGTTAAAGAACCGGTAGTAGATGCTACTTGAGCATTTAAGAAACCAGAAAGAGAATCACCACCGTCACCTAAGACAGCTCCACTCAAACTAGACAAACCTGATGCTGATAGAGTAGTAAAAGATCCTGCTGAACCTGAACCACCAACGATAACTAAGTTAGCGCCAACCTTGCTGCAACTAATGCCTGTGCTACATCTAATACTGTTAAATATATCTAGGTCAGTTGTGCCATTAAATGCTCTGAATCCCGCGTAGGATACAGTTGCCGTAAGTAGTATTCCTAGCATTATAAGTAAGTTTTTCATGTTCTCTCCTGTAAAGTTTAGTTATAAATTAATTACTGTCCCCACCCTGCGGTGCTTTAATTCCTAAATCCTTAGCGGCACTAGCTGTTTGACTCATGGCCTCTAATTGCTCTTGTCTGGCTCTTTGAGCCTCTGCCTGTTCTCGTATAGCGTCCGTTTTAGTCTGGTCGTTATTGAGTCCTGCAGGTAAATATAGTCGATCCTCATAAATATCAGCAAGCTTGTCAAGATTAACTTTGTCCAGCATTGCAGGGTTTACCTGCCCTACTTCCATCACCATTGCAACGTATCTATCAACTGATGGAAGGTCGGCTGCTCGCTGAGCTTGCGCGAAAACTGAGATAAACTCAGGTCTCAAAAACCTTCCTGTTAACCCATCAGGTGGTGGTGGTAATGAAGGATCGCTATCAAGGGTATGTCCCATGACGAAATCTATTACTGGCATATTATAAGTAAAATTAAGACTCTGTAAGTTTGGTCCTATTACCATTTGCTGTTCGCTAACTACAGCATTGGTCTCGGTAGCTGTTCTAGTCTTAGGGTTCCTACTTAAGAACAATAAGAAATCAGCATAGTATAGTTTATCGACTTGTTGTCTTAAGTCGTCAACGTCTTGAATCAATGCACCTATGCCAGGGTTTACTTCAAATACTGGACGTAACCCTTTTTGTGCAATCGAGTTGGCATCCAAAGGAATGTAAGAATTGGATGCAGTGGTAATGTAAGACTTTTTAAGATTTGCTGGACCCTGTAGTGCAGGACGTAGCATTTGCTCAAGAGCCTGATCTTTACCAATAGCTTTTTTATTTAAAGATTTAATGAGACCAAGAGCATCAGTTGTCGGCCCCTTCTCCCCATACTCGTAGTTATTAGAAGTGGTCGATCTTCCTACGATGAAAGGTTTTCTTTTAAATGCTGATTCATTTAGGAACTTCTCTTTATCAGCAGGTCCAAGTTCAGCAAATGAACCTGATCCATCTTGATAAGTAGTACCTCTAGCTTCTCCAATTTCATAAGTCTTTGAGACCCATTGCTTATTTAAAAGTACCTGCGGCTCTTCAAGATTGAAGTCATCATTCTCTTTAATTACTTGTACAACATCTACAGTTTGTGTGTAGTTTGAATCTTCATACATCTTCTTAACTCGACCTGAGATGTTACTCCAATCGAATTTCCCGTCTACTTTTCTACCGTATTGATCAACAAGTGCTTTCACGCTAAGTGAGAACTCTCGGATCATTACTACAGCTTCGCCATAAGAATTGTTAATTACAAAATATGAACCTGGAATTAAAGTGTGAAAATACAACTCTCCGTTTGGTAGTTCATCTACATAATGTGCGCCTGAATTTACAGTACCATAATCATAATAGAACTCACCTGCTGCATGATAGAAGTTACTTCTAGCTAACGTCTTAAGTGTTGCTCTAGTGAATTTATCTAACCATGCGTGATTCTCTGGTATCAAGTTAACTTCAGAATCAGCCGTACCTAATCTGTACCACGGTCTCGTAGCTGAAGTATTCCCCTCAAGGAATCCTGCAACGTAAGATCTCAAAGCTAAGATATGAGTCGAATCAACAATGTGTTGGTTCTTACGTTCACCTTCAACTTGTGAGAGTAGCCAGTTGTTACGATGAGGCAATGCCCATTTTAAAGAGTCAACCCAAGTGTTCCTTACTTTATCGAAACGTTCTCGTCCCAAATGTCTAAGGTACTCGCATTGTGATTTATTAAATTCTTTTCTTAACCCAGCCATTTAAAGTCCTAGTATGTCATTGCCAGAACCGAGTATACCACCACCAGATGAATCATTAGGTGCAAGATTATTAGCTCTTACGCGTCTTGCCCCTTTATTCTTAGGTGTTCTTCTAGCCTCGGCTACTAACGATTTACTGATGTCATCTTTTTCATTTCTTGCTCGTTGCTGATTGAGTGCATCTTTGCGTCTTGCTGATTCTTTAGTTATAGCTTTGGATTTCTCAGCGTCAGCTTTTCTCTGTTTGTTAGCTCCGGTAAGGTCACGTACAGCATTTTGTCCAAACTCAGTAACAGGACCAGATTGAAGAGTACCAGAGTCTCTATCAAATCTTGCAGCACCAAGAGTACCTATTTGAAGAGCTGAATCGAAGGTTGTTCCTAGTGGATCTTCTACTAATCTTTTCAAGTTATTATCTAGAAAACGACTTATGTCTCTGCCTTCTTTGCCCATTTACTTACCTCAATGCTAAAGTGCTCTTCGGTTTTAGTAAACCCAAGCCTTTCTAGTGAACGACGCTTGATGTTAGTTTCAGTGCCGATCATAGTATATATATGATCAGCATTAGATTTTCCAAAGTCAATATATTCCTTCAATAATAGGTGCGCAGCCCTAGTTCTTGGTTGACAATACAGTAAATCTTGGGTCAGTATTTTAACCCTAGAATCAAACAGGCTCCCATTGAGCTGATACATCATAAATCCTACGGGTATTCCATCCCGTTCACAAAGAATAAATCTATGCTCATCTATGTACTTTGCTAAAGGGAAACCACTCCAATTGTAATCATTACCATACGCATCATTCACAGTCATAGCACCGTCAGCAATGAAGTCTAGTATCTCTTTAGTTAGCCCATCTCTTCTGAGTCTCCTAACTGTATACATCGTCATCCTCATCATAGTTGACACTGTGGTCTGGCATTTTTAGTGGATGAGATCCTACGTTAAAGCGATCATCACCAAGTCTTGAATCGTTCTCCCACTTACGCTCTAATACTTCTCTAGCAAAGCAAAGTACAAATCCATCAGCTACATCGGGTGACTTCCCTACTCTTGACTTAATCTCACTCTTTGGTTCTGCAAGTTTTTTACCATGTGTTTTATGACGAGTCCCTTTAGTCCAACATAGTTGAGATCTAATCGAGTCGAACCACTCAGGACGTTTAGCATCTATTATTCCACCAGCAACTAACCATTGATTAGCTTGGTAGTACATCTGTGCTCTGATGTTTGAGTACTCACTGTCTTTAAACTCAGCAGCATCATTAGGAGTGTTAGCAAAAGATATCATCTCCCATCCTGTCTTACCGTTATTCATAGCAATTGTGTAAATACCTGTACCTTCACCTTGATCTATGAAAACTGCGTCTACCATTAACTCGCGCTCCCAATGGACAAGTCTATTATACGTGTACATGTGATCGGCTTTATCAATGTCTCTAAGTTTATATTTCTCTAACATACAGGCGTAGTTCCCCTGTCGATACCAAATACAAGTATCATCTCCACCCTGCCAAGCTGGATCGCAAGTTAGGATTACAGGAAGCATACCGACGCTGGCCTTATCAAAGCCTCGCATCCTCTCTATGCCACCTACAACACTCTCTAGTTTTATGATTGAGTCTTTAGCTGTCTTCCTTGGAAGTCCACGCACACGCACTCTGAAGTCATCGTCATCTTCATTACCACCAGCTTTCTGTAGCCAATAGTTAATCTGCGTCTGGTCAATATGAGTTAACGTCCTTGTGTCTATCCGTAAGGTATTCCATAACCTCGACTGCATGTTCTGTTCAAACTGACTTTCAGGATCATCTGAGTTCCCAAAAGCTAAGAATATCTTTATTGTCTCTGTCTCTGTAAATGCACCCTCTGCGTAGTCCCAGATAACTGATGGTATACCTGGAGCTTCCTCAAAGATATACATAGCTACTCCACCTTTATTATGTAATCCTGATATACTTGCTGGTGTTTGTTCGTTCCATGTTACTGCATCTAGTCTCCAAGTTTCTGCCAATTTTGGATTTCTCGCTTTTATACTCGTTCCAAACTTCTCGAAGAATTGATCTACATATCTAGCATGTCTAAACCACAAGTCATACTCAGGCCAAACTATACTGTTCATCTGTGGTTGAGTATTGGCAGTGATACGCCCTCGCACTCGTTGGGTAAACATCAACATTAAATATGTCATTGCACCAAATGCTGTCTTTGCCGATCCGTTACCAGAAGAGATGCATAGTCTATACGCTTCATATCTTGTCTTCGGGGAGCTTAGGTGCAGAGAGAGTTTAGCCCACTCTTTCATCTGCCACTCATAAGGAGCCATGTGTTCTAATGCGTGCTCCTCTTCACCAAATGGAAATATAATGTACGCTAGTTTACAGAAATCAAATCGGTTCTCATTGATCATCTCTGTAAAGAGTTGCATCTCATCGTTACTTGGTTGTGCAGGTTTAGCCATTTATCTCTCCAACCCGCATATCGCGCAGTCATTGTAATGTACACTATTAGGAGTATGACAGGAGTCACATACCCAATTAAGTAAAGCGATCATCTTAGACACCTCTATGTGGTGACTCTTAACCTCTGGGTCACTCATGTCTTGTCCTGTGAATATGCATAAGACCTTGCACGCTTTACGCAGCATCTACTTATCCTTTGGTGTTACATCAATTGTTTTAGCCTCACGCGCTTCAACCACTGCTCGCTCTGCTCTCTCTTTACTTTGCAACAACATGTCTTTCATATTATTACTTACATCGTGTTCTACTCTTGTGGTCTCTTTAAATAAGTCCACCTCACGACCAAGTAAGTCTATAGCTTTCATCTTGTCCCACATCTCTACTTCTATTAACTCACCTACGATTTGTTTAATACCATTGGCATCACTCTCAAATAGGTTCTTAACTTTAAACTTTTTAATAGCTCTTCTTGTCTCCGGAGATATTCCTGTAAGACTTGTTTTGTAACTACCGTCATCGTTCTCCAGCTCTGCGATATCTACGAAAGCTATCTCTTTAACTTTCTCAACCACCTCATGGGCATCAAAGCCATACTTGTTTAACGATTGTTGCGTAAGCTTTGCAATGGCTTTGTGTATGTCCGGTCTTGCTCTAAGTGCTCTGCCGCTGTTAGAAGCAATTCCTGCATCACTACTGGCTTGTTTATTGTCCCTACAGTTGAGATAACTTGAGATGTAACGGAGGATATTAGGGTCGTCCCTGTGCTCTGGGAGGAGAGTGGTATCCAGTATAAACGAGGTCGCTTCAAGGGCGGTCATCTCCTTACTAGGTAGTGTGTCGGAACCAAGCTTGAGTCCTATCTCGTCATGGGCTGGTGGTTCTTCTATTTTTTTAATAGTCGCTAAATGTGTGCCAGGTGGCTTAGGAAATTCTTTCATGTGTACAACGTATTTCTGTCGTAAGCGTATTGTCAAGCGTCATATCTATCTGGACTGCTTGGTCCAAATACTCGAGTATTTTGTAAATATTGCACTGTTCCTATGATTCTTACAATACCTTACATACACTTTATCTATGAAACTTGCCTACATTATACCCGATACTCAGTCTAAGGATAACGTACTCAGCCCTCTCATACCTGTAGCGAGACATATTTGCTACCTCAGACCAGCTATGGTTATCCATCTAGGAGACCATTGGGATATGCCCTCTCTGTCTATCTACGATAAGGGTAAGAAGTCTCATCGTGTCCGAACCTACCACTCTGATATAGTTGCTGGAAATAAAGCCATGCAGGAGTTCTGGTCCATCATTGCTAAATACTGGCCAACCTACGCCACTGACTGCCAATGGGTCATCCTAGAAGGCAACCATGAGCATCGTATCCATAGAGCCCAAGAGCATGGCCCTGACGAGCTGGTATCCCTAATGGACGAGTTCCCCAGAGACTACTCTCATTGGAACCGAACCGTACCCTTCCTAGAAGTATTTAATTGGGAAGGGATTGAGTTTTGTCATTACTTCCAAAATACCAATGGCCCGAGACCAATAGGTACAGCTAGGCAACTCTTAATGAAGACCCATCGCTCCCGCATAGCAGGACACAAGCAAGGCTTCGACTATGAAGAGATGCCATCCGGCTCCGACAAAATGATCCAAGGCATGATCGTCGGCTCTTGCTACTACCACGATGAAGAATATAAAGCTCACTCTAACAACCACTTCAGAGGCACAGTGCTCTTAAAAGATGTCCAAGATGGTATGTTCGATTTCTCCAGGTACTCACTCGACTCACTAGCTAAGCAATACGGTAAAGGTACAATATGAAACTCAACCTTGAGAAACCAATATATCTAGTTGTATGGGAAGACTCCGAGACTGCTGACGGATGGGATGGAGCCTATGAAATTGACGAGCATCTTAACTTCCACCCTATGAGTAGTGTGGGGTTCCTAATTGCTGAGAATGATAAAGGTATTGCTCTCGCTATTAGCTGGGACCCAAAAAATGAGAGAGCTAACCCGATACTTTATATCCCTCACGCTGCTATTATAAACATGCATATCATCTATTTTGACTAAGTGTTTCTAATTACCAATATAGAACTAGTGGTTTAATTATGGGGCATGATGCTGCGCTACTGTCGTTGTGTTGGGTTTGGTGGGGTTGTGCGGGTACATTTGTGTACAATGTAGTGATTGTTGCATCTCGTAAAAATTGGATAATTTTATAGATTTGACCTTTTCAAGCCCCCGCGTCATTTTGAATTTTGTGGGGGCCCCTCTCTTGACAAATGCTCAATGTACAATTCTTAAGCATTTGTGACAGCCTACCCAAAGCGCCTCGGAGCATGAGTAAATCAGTCACGGGGCTACAGGGAGCTGTCAGTTACACAAGCAATAACGTGATGTTAGCAACGCAACACACCTTAGTACATTGTAACGCCTCAGATGCAAGCTAAGGGCAAGACAATGTACTGAGCATTTGTGAGATATGGGGAGGATAGAGACGTTTAGGGGGATTGTGCGCCTCACGTCTTACTATTAATGGCTCTAAGTTTACTATTAATGGCTATTAATGATTACAATGTACGTAAATTATCTTAATGACGCGTTACATTTCTCTTGTTTATTGTACACAACCAATAATATCCATGATATTTTAATTATATATACATTATACTGTTTCCTTTTATCTAAATTCCAGCATGCCGGTGGCAAGAAATTGAATAAAAGATTAACTGAATATGTTTAATATAATTAAACGCTGCGTCATCCACTAGATAAATACATTGTACACAGCTTGACAATCAATACCTCAACTAATAGACCTATCAATCAATAGCAGGGAGCTAATCGATATGAGTGATAATCAAGAGCCGCCAAGTGATGACTTCAAGACTGGAGTCAAAGAAATAGAGAAGCTATTCGACGAATATCCAATATTTTGGGATCAAATGAACAAGGACAAGACAAGTCTTTATAGTTCTAAATACTTATTCATACATGAGAAGAGAGCAGGACAGTTACCCACAATAGGCTGTATTAGGGCTATATTGTTCGGTCAATGGAAAGGTTTTGAAATAATACTTCAAGACTCAAAGCCAGAGAAGCTTGGTACATTTAAGGAGCTTGAAAGCATTATATTAGAGCCGAGCAATAACTTAATGTTCCCTTATGTAGATCAGGACAGTGAGAGGTTGAAAGCTTTCCAGATGACTATATTTAAGTATTTTAAGTGTGATAAGAAGCGATACACGAACCAATACACTAAGAATAAGTTAGCCTTTGGATTAGCTAATCATCCTTGGTTTAGCAATGCAGGTGCGGATAAGACTAAAGACTTCAATCCAGCAGGGCTTGGCATGCCAAGTTTTAATATAGGGAGCTACAAATGAGTAACAAGACTAAGAGAATAGAACTAAACATAAACCAACACTTAA